AGGATTCCTGCCTGTATTTGATGTTAGGGAGGATGCAGAGACTTGGGCTGAGAAATGTGGGGCGGTAGTTATCGAGACTCAGGGGATTAGGTGTGAAGCGTAAGCACGAAGGTTGCACACACGGGCCGGGGGGGTCGTGGACGCGTGAGCCAAGCTCAGTAAAGTCCAGTGTAGCTTAGTGGAGCCAAGCTCAGTAAAGTGCAGTTTAGCAATGCAATGAATATGCAGTTGAGCGAAGTGCAGCGCAGTGAAGTACAGTTGTGCGTAGCCAAGCAAAGCAATGAAGTGTGAGGACAAATAAATACTGTGACAAGTATGTTCTGGGCCATGGCCCTAGTACTAGGGGACACCACATTCCTTGATAAGTGGAGGCACGCCCTCAAGCCCGAGTCTCTACCTAAGGGACCAACACGCTTCCTGCTGGCAGCCGCACTGGAGCACTGGGATGCTCATCATCAACTCATGGATTATTCCTCGTACTTGTATTGGGTTAATCAGGCTATTGATGATGAAGACCTGTACGAAAACTACCAACAAATCTATTCGGATATCACTAGTGCTTACGCACTCACTGACTCCAATCGGCCTATAGCTTGGGTGAGTGCGGAAGAATGGGTGCAGAACTATCATGTAGGTATGGCTCTTGACCGTGCTCGTGCTCACCTCGTTGCTGGTGACCGCAACAGTGCCTTCTCTGAGCTACTGGGCCTACGTGAGGTCACCGGAGAGCAGCGAGAAGAGCCTATAGAGATCAGCACTGGTGATGGACTAGAGGAAATCATACGAAGGCGTCAGAAGGGCTTTAGGGACGCTCCTATCCCACTAGGAATTGACTTGTTCGATGAGGCACTGGAGGGAGGCGTAGAGGCGGGGGACTTAGCCGTCATTGCGGGGCCTACAAACTTAGGCAAGTCTCAATTTATGTGCTACTTGGCGGTGTCCGCATATAAAGCTAACAAAAGAGTTTTATATTTAACCTACGAACTAGGTAGGGAGATAATTGGGGAGCGTATTCTCACAGGTCTCTTGGAAATACCAAAGCAAGACCTTGACCCCGACACCGTAGTGGGCGATCTGATGAAGAAGCGAAAACAGTGGGGTGTCACTGATAAGGGGAGTATCATCATTGAGGATGGGCAACCTACCGTCGTTGCCCTACAACGACGTATGGAAGAGGGGGATTTTGACCTGTTGCTGCTGGATAGTGCGGACGACATTACTCCCCGGCAGTCGTACCCTAGTTTGTATCTATCCCAAGCGGAAGTATACACAGACATTATGAGAGATATTTGTCATGCTATGCGCATACCTACTTGGAGTACAGCACAACTTAATCGGGAAGGGGTAGAACGTGCGCGTGTCAGTCTCAAGCATATAGGGGATTCATTCAAGAAAGCCCAAAGGGCTGTTCTTGTCGTTGCGATGTCTCAAACTGTGGAAGAGAAGGACTTTTACCTAGGTCCGCTTATGAAACTACATGCAATCAAAGAAACGAAGCATGGGGCACAGGGGGTATGGTGGCGCTACCTAACGAAGTTCGGAAGAGGGCCTAGAGGTTGGCCAGGATACGATTATTACCCCGAGAAAGGCTCGCTTGAATGACACACGAAATTGAAAGCTACTGTATCTGGTGTAAGGGCTGTGTTGTCTGCGATGATGAGCACTACTGTGCAGAGTGTGACTGCTGCTTCTCCGTCTGCGCTTGTGTTGGAGAGTCCGAACCTTGGTTCGATAAACCATGAACACACAACTTCTCATTGAGACCCTAGAAGACCACAACCATAAGGTCAGGTTGGTAGAAGGAGACACAGAGCTGGTCATCGCCTGCCCCTTGTGCTTTTCCGAGAAACAGAAGCTCTACATTGGGGCCGCCACAGGGCTATGGATCTGCTACCTATGTGACGAGAGAGGCTATCTACGGAATCTACTCACTCGGGTGTGCGATCTCTCCTATCAAGAGGCTATCATACTAGAGCAAGAGATTAGAGGGGGAGATGAGAAGAAGCCTATCATGGTTGTCTCCCGCCCCCCTCCTCCCTCTTCTGTGGAGTTGCCGCCAGGGTTTCAACTAGAGGGGGGAGATGGACCGGCTGCCCAGTATTTAGAATCTCGTGGCCTAGGATGTCATTTTCCAACAAGTATTGGTTACTGCTTGGTAGGGCAGTATCATCATAGGGTTATTGTTCCTGTTATAACTCAAGGAGCATTACGTACCTTTGTTGCTCGTACTTGGCTACCTGATGAAAAGAAAAAGGTGTTAATGCCGGAAGGTAGTCAGGCCGAGCGGGCTTTGTTTGGTTACGATTGGAATTGGCCTACAGAATCGTCAGTTATCTTAGTGGAAGGTGTTTTTGACGCTATGAGAATGTGGCGTTTTGGGGCTGGTGAAACACTAGCCACTCTAGGCGCACACCTCACCGATCTTCAGAGAGCCTTGGTGAAACGTCTGAAGCCCAAGCGCGTTGTGTTGCTGAGAGACGGGGATAGCGCTGGGCGTAAGGCTGCAATTGAGAAGGAAGGTAGGGAGCTAGCCTACGATATGCTGAATGTTTCAATCGCTTCCCTACCCGAAGGGACAGACCCCTGTTCAGCAGAACCAAAGGATATTAGGCGGGCACTTGACGAGGCCCGTCCTATTACGGTAGACTATGGTATCGAGACTCAGAAAGAGGTGCATCAATGACTAAGAGCGATATGAAGAAGTGGGCGACAGAGGTTGACACTAGTCAAACGGATGCTCTTATTGAAGAGCTTCAAAAGGACTACGCATCAGAGAAAAAGCCTTGGGATGAAATAGAGGGTACCAAGGACAAGTACGCCCCTAACTACCGACGTATCTGTCCAAAGCGTCCTGCGTGGGAGACTCCGTATCTTGTCAGGCCCTGCCATTATCTTGGTCCACACAATCAGATGGTACTCTGTTTGAAGGAAGCAGGTATCTGCGAGTGCCCTGCCTGCCAGCTACGACTTGATCTTGAGAAGGGGGGCGACAAGAAGGGGGCGGCAATGCTCAGGCCGTCTGTACGTACCTTCCTAAATGTGGTTCATCTGAATGAGGAGGGTGGTCTGGCAGAGGAGAAGATTTACTTATTGGGACTCAACAAACTTCAATTCCTAGGTAAACAAGGTACGGAGTACGACATGGACGAGGAGAGCGACCTCCCCCTGTACTACTTCTTCAAGCAGTATGGTGATCTATCCCATGTTGCGCATGGTCGCGATCTGCGTATTCGGGCAAAACAAGAGGATTGGGATGGAAACAAATTCTTCACTATGAAGTTCAAGGTAAGTGAGCCCAGTCCCTTCCCTGGTAGTAGCGACCTTTTAGATGAAGAGCTGATCGATTTGATGTCTGTCGCTCCTGCCTTGGAGCCCAGTGAGATGATGGCTCTTATCGAAGGTAGGGCTAGTGGGGCTGTGTCCTTATCCGCCGCAGTAGAGACGCCTGCTCTTGCTGCATCGGCAGAGGAAGCACCAAGGAGCCGCTGGGGCGACGACGATGATGATGATGATGATGCTGGCGCGGCGACTGTGCCTGTCGAACCTGTGACGGAAGAAGGGAAGACAGAAGTTAAGAGCCCGCCTCAGACTAACCCAAAGGCAGCTATGGAGCGGTTAAATAAGCACCTGGAGAAGAATGGGAAGGAATAGGGATGAGTGATATAGATTGTGACTGCATGAGATGTCTGTTATATCGTGCCCGCCTAGCCTTAACCTTGACTCAGACTAAAATTAAGGCAGCACGTATTAGATTAGGATTACCCGTATGAATGTCTACTTTGTTAGTGCTGGCGAGGTTACTGAGTACGACCATCAGGTACCTGCTGTAGACCCTCCAGAAACATATTTTCTTGTAGGGCTTGTAGCTGCACCAAGACGAAGTGCGGCAATATACCGGTTCTGGTGTGAGCATCAACGGTTACTTGGTGATTTGACTGACCAACGCTGGCAGACAAAGTGTATAGAGAAAGGAACAGAGCACACACTAGGTACAATTCTAGAGGATGATGACCCTCTGTGGCGTTCTGCTGCTCTACCAGAACCAAGGAGTCTAGGCTCTTGTGACTGATCCCAAGGAAGTCATTGAGCGTCTGCAAAAAAGTGACGGCGACCTGACGGTACAGTTAGGTCGTGAGGGGGACATTATTGCTGAGCCTACAGGGTATGTCAGCACTCGTTGCCCCGTTCTGGACTTTCTTATTGGGCGTCCTGGTGTTCCTCTTGGCGGTATTAGTCTCTGGATTGGTGCCTATGGTTCAGGAAAAAGTACTATTTGTTTGAACATCTTGGCGGAGATACAAACTAGAGGCGGACTAGCCGTAGTGTTTGATACTGAGGGCAGGTTTTCCTTCTCAAGAGCAGAGAAGTTTGGTATTGACCTAGATAAGCTTATCATTGCTCAACCTGATACCTTAGAGGAACTATTCAAGGGCTTGAAGAGAATGATTGAGGCCATACGAGACGGTTCTTTTGATCAGGATGTGGTTATTGTAGTGGACGGTATTGCTGGGGCTCCCCTAGAGAAGGAAGCGAAGGGAGAGAAGACAGCTTTAGGTGCGCAGTCTTTCCTCATCAGGAAAGAGTTGAGAGTCCTGACCATGCTGGTCAATCGGCAGCGTATTGGGCTGGTCATTACCACGCAGCCTAGGCAGAAGATCAATCTTGGGGGGTTTACCCCGTCAAGGACAAGTTGGATGGGGGAAGACCCTTTAGGTCACGCTGCCTTGACCACCATCCTGCTAGAGAAGAAATCCAAGATTGGTGATGACCCTGCTAGTCCTATAGGGCACGTCCACCTTGCCACCCTAATTGACACCCGTATTGCTGGTTGCACTGACCCCGAGTGTAAGACCTGCTGCCGTAAGGACTTCAAGAGAACGTTTGACTTCTACAGTGCGACAGGACCAGACTTCTATGGCTCTGCTCTGGACGTGTTGATGGAGGCGGGAGAGATAACCCACACAAGTGGTTGGTACCGCTTCCGTGACCCTGAGAAGAAGGAGAAGGGCTTCCGTCGTGACGACTTTGAGCAAGTATTGCTGGACAAGCCTGAGATTCTAGAGGCTCTCTCAGTTATACTACAGGGGGGCCATCCTCCTGTTGTGAAAGAGAAGACATCATGATCTACGACATCATCAATCCCTCGGACGCGGTGACCCTTGAGGCAGACGACGTAGTAGTGGCGCAGGCAGCGTGCCTGCTGCTAGGCGAAGGCCAGTATGCGCTAACGAACTCCGAAGGGGAGGAGGTTCTGCCGCTATGCGTATTCGGGGGCCAGTTTGAAAAGTGGGCCAAGGAGCAGAACTTCAACTTGGTGGACATTCTAAAGAACCACCGTGCGGAGGTAACAACCTGCCTTCGGTCGGTTATGTGCTGTAGCATAAGTGACCGGGCTGCAATTGTAGCTGCTGTCGGTGACGATCCAGAGGCTCTCGCCCGCTACAACGATACCAAGCGGTCGAGTCTGAATGACATCTGTGGGCTGGCTTTCTCGCTCGCTAAGAGGAGGATTAAATGACGGAGTATTCACGCCTAGTCAGTGCTCGTGTAGTTGACTTTCAGACTATAGTTGATTCTACCCTAGAATTGGGCAACCTCACCGTCCTGAGCGGCAGCGGTGATGTTGGAAAATCAGCCTTCCTCCGTGCAATACGTGCTGTCTGTCTCAACGATGCTGTGGATGAGGACATTCGTCACGGTACCAAGAAGACTGAGGTGACCCTGACCTTCGAGGATGGTACCGAGATTGTATGGACCAAGGCCCTCAAGAAGGGCGGTTGCTATCGTATGGGGGATACTGAGTACAACAAGTGTCAAGGAAAAGTACCTGAGGCTGTCGCCGAGTATCTTGGTATTGGTACTATCGAGGTTGATTCTACCACGACTCTCACTCCTCAACTTAGCGATCAACATGATTTACCTTTCATCATCATGGAAACGGGCTCCAAGAGGGCGCGTATCCTAGGGAAGGCCACCCGTCTAGACCTTGTAATCACTGCCCAGATGCAGTGTAAGAAGGAACTAGACCAGACCAGACGGGCAGCGACAGAAGCAGCCACCAGCCTTACTACAGTTGAGGAACAGCTTGAAGCTATCCCCGATTATAAAGACATAGAGAACGACCTGAATGGGGTAGAGGGGGATATCAAGACCCTTCAGGAGAGCCTTGAGCGTGCTGATCAGGCTGAGAAT